CCTCTGGTGGGTATCAGCAAGCAGCGCAGCCTGTTCAGCAGATGCAGCAGGTACAGAATAATATGCAGCAAGGAGGCTATCAAGAGCAGGCACCGTTCCCATCCCCTGTTGGTTCTGATGGGTTGCCGTTCTGATGAAACAGGTAACAGTAACGAAAAGAGATGGCCAAGTTCGTATTGATACGGATCTTGGCTATCTTTTTTCCACGTTGCGTAATGGTGTCTACACACTGATTATCAAGAGAGCAAGCGAGAAAAGGACAGTTGCACAAAATGATTTGATGTGGATGTGGTTTGCTTGTATTGAGAATGAGACGGGAACGGCAAAGGAAGATGTATATAACCATTATTGCAAAAAGTTCCTATCTAAGCCAGACCCGATGGGCGATGGCTTTATCAATGACACGAGTAGTAGGCTGGACACAAAGCAAATGACCGAGTTTTTAATGAAGATACAGGCCGATGCTGCGAGTGAGTTAGGTATTACGCTACCAGTGCCAGAAGATAGGTATTTCGAGGCTTTTTATCAGCAATATAATATTTAATTAAAATTTTAAGAAAATGGATTTTAAGAAAATTCAGCTAACAAAGCAAAACACCCTGAATGTGGTGTATTCAAATTGTGATGGTGATACTATTACGATGGTAGGTGCTAACATTGTGCATCGTGATTTCAAGGAGGCGATTAAAAACCTTGTTCCACATCTGGCTATGCTCACAGAACAGAGAGAGGCATATAATAACACGCTGGAGGAACTGGAGGGACAAAGAGGATGGGAGGAAAAGAGTATCTTCACCCGAATGTCTGTTTCCTCTGTAACGTTTAATGCCGATGAGGTGGTTGTGTCTGGTACCCGTGTGCTGGATAGAGGCGATATTATTAATCTTAATGCGCCGAAGGTCTCCACGGTGGATGATGAGAACTACGAATATTTATCGGAGTTATCTCTGGCCATTGACAACTTGAAGTATGAAGCGGAGCAGTATGTAACGGAGCGTAAATGGGGCTTGAAGCAAGGCGAACTGAATTTCGATGAGGCTGGCGATCCGTTTGCGAGTGTTGAGGCTGGTGCAGTTCCTTCTGTCTCTGTGGAAATAGAAACGAAGGGTGTGTCAAGCAGTGGGAAAAAGAAAGGGCGTAAAAAGAAAGTAGAAGCAGCGTAAAGAGTTATGATACGTCCAAATGTAATGACGTTTACATTAACTCCTAACTGCTACAAGGTGGTATTTAACTACCATCCTCTACTGGTAGCATGCGTGAAAAGAATACCGTCAGCTCGTTATAGGGCTGACGGTAAATTTTGGGAGGTGTCGCCGTACGATGAGAACTACCTAAAGTTAATGGCTGATTGGGCTGTACAGAGGCATCTGTGTAGTTATGTTCAGTGGCAGAAAGACGAGGAACCAGTAGAGAGCTACGAGGTGCCTGATATGCCAAAACTGGAAGTGCCTCATAATATGATACTGGAACCTTACGAGTACCAAAAGGATGGCATTGCCTACGCACTGGAGAAGAAACGGTGCATAATGGGAGACGAGCCGGGGCTGGGAAAGACGGCACAGGCTATTGGTACGATGACAGCCTCCGGGGCATGGCCAGCTTTGGTTATCTGCCCGGCATCATTAAAAGTGAACTGGCAGAGAGAGTTTAGAAAGTTCGGAGGTGTGCAGGCTATTATACTAAGTGATGATAATAGGAACACGTGGCAACAGTTCTGGAAGCTGACGAACCAAAAAGGAGAGCCATTGGCAAAGGTCTTCATAACGAATTATGAGAGCTTAAAGAAGTATTTTGTCAAGAGGATTAAAAGCCAGCAACGCTTTACGTTGAAAAGTGTAGAGTTTGACGAGCGAATTAATCTCTTCAGATCTGTGATTATTGATGAGAGTCATAAGTGTAAATCAAGTAAGACGCAGCAGAGCAAATTTGTGCAGGGTATAGCCAAGGGTAAGGAGTTTGTGCTGGAGCTAACAGGTACGCCTGTGGTGAACAACAATGTGGATTTGATACAGCAGCTTAATATCATGGAGCGTCTGGAGGACTTCGGGGGCTACACGAAGTTCAAGGAAAGATATTGCGCTGGTGAAAACCAATCGAGCCACCTTAAGGAACTTAACTTTTATCTAAATAAGTTCTGTTTCTTTAGACGGCAGAAGAAAGACGTATTAAAGTGGCTTCCTGATAAGACACGTTCGTATCTGGTCGTAGACATTGAAAACAGGAAAGAGTACAACGAGGCGAAAAGGGATGTTATCCAGTATCTGCGAGAGTTCAAGAAAGCCGATGATGATAAGATACAGAGAGCTATTCGAGGGGCTGTCATGGTGAAGATGGGTATATTGAAGCAAATATCCTCTAAAGGAAAGATTAAGGCTGCTATAGACATCATTCACAATACTATTGATGGAGGTGAGAAGCTGATAGTATTTTGTTTCCTGAAGCAGGTCGTTGCAGAGCTTAAAGAGGAGTTTCCGAAGGCTGTAACAGTTACCGGCGATGATGATGATAAGGCCAAGCAGCGAAGTGTAGATGCCTTCCAACAAGACCCAGCTACGAAACTGATTATCCTGAACTACAGGAGCGGTGGAACTGGTCTAACGCTTACGGCTGCCTCTAACGTGTTGTTTATCGAGTTCCCGTGGACTTATTCAGATTGCTGTCAGGCGGAGGACAGGGCGCACAGAAACGGTCAAAAGAATGCTGTAACTTGTACCTACTTGCTGGGTAAGGAAACGATAGACGAATATATGTACCAGTTGATACAGACGAAGAAAGATATTGCCAATGGAGTAACTGGCACGATAGACAATGTAGAAGAAAAGAAGGTAAGCACACAGCAGATGCTGCTCGATGCTGCCTTTGATATGTTCAAAGGAGAATGTTAAGTTTATGAAGCCATTAACAGAAAGTCAGATCCAAAAGCAATGTGTAGAGTGGTTCAGGAAAACCTACCCGAGTATTGAGCCGCTGTTCTTTGCTGTTCCGAATGGTGGAGCACGTAATGCGTGGACGGCAAAGATAATGCGTGATGAGGGTGTGAGGTCTGGAGTTGCCGACCTTATTTTGCAAGTTCCGATAGGTGGTTATGCCTCGCTTGCCATCGAGATGAAGACCCCGGTCGGTAAGCAGTCGCAGAGCCAGAAGGCCTATGAGAAGCTGGCTAAGAAGATGAAGAACAAATATGTAGTGTGTCATTCTCTGGAGGAATTTCAGAAGGCTATTAAGGAGTATATCGAAGGATGAGTTATGAAGAGCGTATCGAGTGGTTCTGGGGGCGTGTTCAGGCGTTGAGGCTGGACGGCTACCAGATTGCCATGTGGTTCGGTTTACTGAAGCTCTTTAAGGATGCCGGCTTTCCGACGCGCTACGAGGTCGAAAATGAATGCCTGTGTAACTTACTTGGAATGGAAATAAGAACACTAAGGGCGGTACGCAAACGGCTCATAGAGAACAACCTGATAGCTTATGAGGCTGGGAATGCGAAGAAGCAGCCAGCCTATATCATTGATATGGAGCTTTACGTGTCTATGCACCCGGCGAAGGAGATAGTAAAGCCTCAACAACAAGCAAAGAGCAAGCCAAAGCCTCAGAAGGTGCAGGAGGTTGTAGAACCTGTACTTTTCAAGGAAGAGAAAAAGAAGAGGCTGCCAAAGAAGGTGGAACAGGCATCCCCTACTCTGGAGGAGGTCATAAAGATTTGCACGGATAAGGGTATGAGTGAGGATGAGGCGAGGAACTTTTTTTATTACTATGATGCTCAAGGGTGGGTAACTACCGGAGGACAAAAGATAAAGCGCATCGATAGTATGGTTAATCGGTGGCTGACAAATGGAAAGGGAAAAGAACATGATAGAGTCAATAACACAAATAGTTCAAAGAGAGAGGCACGAAATAGGGAGGTCATCGAGCATATCATGTCTCACTATAAGTAAGAACAAGGAAGAGGCAAAGGAGCTTCTGAAGAGGTTTAACCCTTCGGTGCAGCATAAGTGTTATGCTTATCCTGAAAGATGTGTGAGTGGTAAAGCTCCAACGCTGGCTGTGGTTAATAGAGATTATGGCGAGCAGGTAGTAATAGATTGGCTTACAATAGAGTTAAACGACTATCAGAACTTTATCGGAGTGAAGGAAGAGAACAAGGCTACGCTGGATGTGGTCTGTGAGTTGTCGAAGATGATATTAGGACGGTACTACTTCTTGAAGTTATCCGAGCTAATGTTATTCTTTCAGAAATTGAAATACGGAGACTATGGGGAAATGTACGGGTGTGTAGATGCTATGCGCATATTAAGGGCACTACGTTCTTTCGTGATGGAAAGAAACATAATCATTGACAGGTTGGAACAGGCAGAGCGTGAGAAGAAACGGGAAGAGGAAAGAAAGAACGCTATAAGTCATGAAGAGTATATCGAGAGAAAGAAATGTAAAATATCTGGTCTATGATATACTTTATTGTGGTCTATTACAAGATAAATGACCTCTCGATTATCAGGAAGATACAAGAGCGTTTTGGGTTTCCTAAGTGTATGACTGTAAACGGCGAGTGGCAGGTGATAGTTGAAGGTAAAGACTGGCCACTCCTTCAGGAGACCGAGAAGCGTGGCTTTATAGAAATTCGTAACAAACAAATAAAAAGTATGAAAGCAACAGAATTATTCATTAAGCGCATTGAGGACTTCCTGAAAAAGGAAGCTGATGCAGATCCGGAGTTTGCTAAAAAGATGCAGGAACAGCCAGAGAAAACGCCGGAGGCTGTTTGTAATTATATCCTTTCGGAGGTTAGCAAGACGAAACAAAGTGGCTGGGCCGATGAAGAGATTTATGGAATGGCAAAGCATTTCATGGATGAGGCAGAGCTGAAAGACCCGGGAAGCGGGGCAAATAGTGTCTCTCGTGTAGTTGTAGATACTCATGTGGACTTGACCGAGGAACAGAAGCAGGAAGCTATGGCAAAGGCGCAGAAGAGCTTTGAGCGGAAACTGGAAGATGAACACAAGAGAAAGCAAGAGGAGCAGAGAGAACGAGAAAGAAAGGCTAAAGAGAAGAAGCTGCAAGCTGCTAAAGAGAAGCACGAAAAGGAAGCATCTTTGATGGGAGATTTATTCGGAGGGCAATACTGATGGAAGATAAATACTGGGGGCTGTGTGAGAGTTGCAAGAACTCTGTAGATACCGGTCCGACCATCGAATGTGGTCTTAATTTATTGCATTGTAATAATCATTACGAACCTATGGAGGAGCTGGACGATGAAAGCAAGGATGAAGGGACAGAAGAAGATATTATCCCTTTCTAAGAAATTGAAGCCAATTAGCGAGAGTGCTAAGGAATATGCGTATAAGCACTGTTTTCCTAATGTCGGCTTATACTGGAAGCGTGGCGAGGTGTGGTGTCAATGCTGTGGGCATCGCTCGCACCTCGATGCATCGGAGCTGGGCGTGGTTGTTGGTGTTTATGATAACTATGTATGCCCGGAGTGTGGAAGGAAGTTGAAATTAGAATACTACAGGGATAAGCCGACAAACGTCTCTCGATACTTCACTCTCTTTCAAGTCTATAAAGAGTATCAGGTTATTCGCACTTTCGATGTAAGCCGAAGAAATGGAGGCTACGAACATACCAATTATGAGTGTGTCGAGTTATGGCAGAGCTGGTTGGATGAAGAAGGAAAAGAAACCATAGTCGGTAGAGATTATACAAGAAGTATGTATCACTTCAGTTGGACTAATAGCGAGATGAACATCAAGAACCATAACGCAAGTGCTACAGGTTATATTGCTTACGAAGACATATTTTGTATAACTGGTAACTATATGTATGCTCGTGGTTCGGTTACAAAGCTACTGAAGAGAAACGGCTGGTCGATGGATATACTGAAAGAGAAAGAGATAGAGGTTGTCCCATTGATGAAGTCTTTAATAAAGATGGACGACCCATTTGTCGAAGAGCTGGTAAAGCATAAACAGTATGGCATATTAGGCTTTTGGCAGCATGCCGGAGGACACTTGAAAGACTGCACGAGGTGGCAACATGCTGTACGAATATGTGAGAGAAATAACTATATAGTAGATGATGGTAGCATGTATGTAGACTATATAGAGCTACTACGATACTTTAATCGTGATACGCACAATGCAAAGTATGTTTGCCCTGTCGACTTGAAGGCAGCACATGATAAGCTGCTGGAGAAGAAGAATAAGGTAGAGGCAGAGAAAGAGATAGAACGTAAAACAAAGGAGATGGAAAAGCAAGATAAGCTATACAAGGAGAGGATGAAAAACTTTGCTGGGCTATCTTTCGGAGATAAGGATATAAGGATAGAGCCATTACATAGTGTGAGAGAATTTGCGGAGGAAGGTCTGGCTATGCACCACTGCGTATATGCTATGGGTTACTATGATGGTGAGAGGCATCCAGACAGCCTGATTATGTCCGCAAAGGATAAGGAAGGCAATAGATTGGAAACGATAGAAGTAAATACGAAATCGTGGAAGATAATACAATCAAGAGGTGTGTGCAACCAGAATTCGCCTCGCCACGAGGATATCGTAAAGCTGGTAACTAACTATATGCCTTTACTAAGGAAAATGGCATACACGGGGAAATAATGAAAAATAAACAACAACATGGAATATATAGAATTTCTTAAAAACAAAATGGCTATCAGCCATGACACTGGGTTTGAAATCAAAGATGAAGATTTAACCCCGACGTTATATCCGCACGTAAAGGACACGGTAAAGTGGGCAATCAAAGGTGGCTGTCGTGCTATATTCTCATCGTTTGGTATGCAGAAGACGGTAACGCAGCTGGAGATTATCCGCATCATTTTGAAGCATAAGGGAGGCAAGGGTTTGATAGTGTGTCCTAAGCGTGTGGTGGTTGAGTTCGTAAGCCAGGCAAAGAAGCACCTCGGTTTGGAAGTTACATATGTCCGCACAATGCAAGAGGTGAAAGATAGTAAGACGGACATAATGATAACGAACTACGAGCGTGTGAGGGACGGTGAAGAGGGTGTGCGTATTGACCCGAATTATTTCAAGGTTACTTCACTTGATGAAGCAAGTGTACTGCGCGGTTTCGGGACAAAGACATATCAAGAGTTTTTACCGCTGTTTTCGAACGTTGAATATCGTTTTGTAGCGACTGCGACACCGTCACCGAACAGATACAAGGAACTTATACACTATTCGGCTTATCTCGGTGTTATGGACAGCGGACAGGCTCTTACGAGGTTTTTCAAAAGAGACAGCACGAAAGCAAACAAACTGACGCTGTACCCACATAAGGAGGCAGAGTTTTGGATTTGGGTTGCTACATGGGCTTTGTTTCTGACGAAGCCGTCCGATTTGGGCTATCCAGATGACGGCTATCAGTTACCCGAACTTCGGGTACACAGTGAAATTGTGGAGGTTGATAACTCGACAGCAGGTGCAGAAAAGGACGGACAGATTAAGATGTTTCGTGAAGCAGCTTTGAGTTTGCAAGATGCTGCGAGGGAACGTAGGGATAATATGCCGGCGAAGATTGACAAGGTTCTTGAAATCATCAACCGCCCGGAGAACAAAGATGACCATTTCCTTATCTGGCACGATTTAGAAAGTGAGCGTGTGGAACTATGTAAGCGTATTGAGGGTTGTAAGGCCGTCTATGGCTCACAGGATGATGACGAGGCGGATAAGGTTATTGAGGACTTCAAGGAGGGAAGATTGAAGTACCTTGCAGCAAAGCCGGAGATGCTCGGTGAGGGTCTGAACTTTCAGTACCACTGCCACAAGGCGATAATGTTTATTGACTATCGTTTCAACGATAAGTTCCAGGCTATTGCACGTATTTACCGTTTCATGCAGAAGCACCCTGTAGACTTGTATCTCGTGTATGCCGAGAGCGAGCAGGAGATTTATAAGTCGTTTATGCAAAAATGGCAGCAACACAAGGAAATGGTAGGGAAAATGGTTGCTATCATTAAGGAGCATGGTCTTTTCGGTCTTGATGCAAAGGAGAAGCTGATGCGCTACATGTTCTCGAAGCGTGAAGTGAGAGAGGGCAAACTCTACACGGCGATCAATAATGACAATGTTCTTGAATGTAAGAATATGAAAGATAACTCAATTGATTTGATTGTTACTTCTGTGCCGTTCTCAAATCACTATGAATATACGAGTTCGTTCAATGACTTCGGCTTCAATACTGATAACGATGAGTTCTTTAAGCAAATGGACTTCCTCACGCCTGAACTACTTCGTGTCTTGCGACCCGGGCGTTTGGCTTGTATTCATGTAAAAGACCGTGTGTTGTTCGGCAATGCGACAGGAGATGGTATGCCTACTATTGACCCGTTCAGTGATATGTGCGTGTTCCAC